TCCGTCAGCGTATCCCACACGTTGGACATCTCTTTTATTTTCTCTATTTTTTCTCCCCGTCCAGCTTTCTCCCGTATGTCTTCTGCCTTTAGTTCTTCCTGTAAATTTTTCAGTGTTTTTTCTTCTGTCTGGATAACATCAAAAAGCGTATCTGTACCTGAGCTACCGCTTGCATACAATGTGTATAGGCGTTTCAGTTTTGCTTCACTTAGTGATATCTCTTTTTCTATCATCTTCCGAGTGCTTTCAGATTCATTCTCTTTTTCTTCGACATTAACGATGAATCGTTTAAAACAGTCCTCTACTTCTTTTTCCACCACATCTGCCCGCACTTTTTTATTCTTGCAAGGGTTCCCTGTCTTAGATATATGCTCTTTTTCCTTGTACTGTGAGTAACATACTATCTTGGTGTACTTTCCCCACTTCTGCATCCGCATTTTAGTACCGCATTTTCCGCAGTAGCACAACCCGGTAAGCATATGCTTGTTGCTTACATAAGCATTTGTGGATCTCTTTTTTATCTCTTCCTGTACTTCGTAGAATAGTTTTTCGTCTATGATCGGTTCGTGTAAACCTTGGTACACTCTTCCTTTGTACTGTATCTTACCTACATAGGTTATTCTCCGAATAATATTCGATACAAGTTTCTCCGAATGCATCCCAAGAATTTTTTGAATCCTATCACACGAATATCCGTCCAGGAACATTTGAAAGACAGCTTTTACCTTTTCCGCTTCTTCCGGGATGATATGTAATATCCCATCGTTCCTGTCATACCTATATCCATAGGGTATCGTACCGCCACCCATCCACAGCCCACGCTTTACACGCTCCACCATCCCGGCTCTTGTACGCATATAGATAACCTCACGCTCATACTGTCCCATGACCGCATTAACGCCCAGCATCACACGATCCATCGGTGTCTCATTCCGCAAATCCTCTGTAGCCGATACTACCTCTACATTGTATTTTGGTAAGAGCTTACTCACAAGCGTAAGAGTATCTACAACATCACGGCTCATTCTGTCAAGCTTATAGATGTATACTGCCTGTATTTCTCCGGCTTCTGCATCTTCCAGAAGTTTCTGTATGTTTGGCCTTTGGATATTGCTCCCGGAATATCCCCCGTCCACATACCATCTGGCTATCTTCACGCCCCTTTTCTTGGCAAGTTCCTTTATCTTGTCTTCTTGGACATCAAGACCATACTTTTCGGTCTGTGCTTCTGTAGACACTCTCATATAACCTACATTTAATTTTTTCATGTCAATTCTCCTTTCAATTAAAAAAAGAATTGACCAAGATTCTATCAAGGTCAATTCTAAAATATCACTTATTTTTTGTCAACTTTTCTGAAAGAATCCTTTTTACCGCCTTGTTATGGATTTCATATTTGGAAAGTTCTTCTTTTGTCACCTGTTTGCCGTTCACAAAGATTCTTACCATCCGCATCACTCCTTTTCGGTAGTATTCCCGTGTTTGTGTCTTTTTATTCCGAATAGCCTTTCTGCCATCTTCCCATCGTCATGTTCTCCCCAAAGTATCCACCTGTACATTTCATCTAAGACTTTCCTCCGATAGCCTTGGAAGTCTTTTCTTGCAATCGGTATCCAGTATCTTTTGTTTATATAGTCATATCCGATTCCTGTTATAAGCGAAAAGAACAATATACCAGACAAGTCGTTATTCGCATTTTGGCACCATTTCAGTAATTCAAGCTGATCGTTCCCTCGCATCCTCTGACACTCATTCAACATCTTTTTTTCGTCCTCTTCGCTTATGTAGTAGATGTCTTTATGTGCCCCTCTCAGATATTTGTCTCTTACTCCGGCCATTAATCAATCCCTTCCTTTTCGCATATCCCAATACATCGCTTTTGATCAAATAGTAGTTTTTCTTTCTTTTTACTGTCTTCTCCTTTGTTTTTTCTTCCAATGCATTCATCATTAAGCGCATCCTCTAATATCATTTTCTTTACTCATAGCTGTCAACTACCTCCAACTTTTTCAGATCCTCGATAAGCCACGGCTCTTCGTCTGACCATTTGACCATTGGGAGGTCGATGTCAACCATTCGCAAACTTTTGCTTTTTTCGAATCCAACAACTTTCCAATAATCAAACACCTTGAATGGCTTGCTGATATAGACATATAAACTGCCATCCTTATCTCTTGCTATATAACGCACATTCGCATTGATATAATCCAAAAACGCTCTATCCCTCTTGCTAATCACTGGATTTTCGATGTGTTCGGATTCAAGCCATGCTTTCATTTTTTCCTTTGCATCTACTTATGCCGCTCTCTCCGAACAAACAATGTTCACAAATTATTTCACTGCAACCCTTTAATTCTCCTGTTCGTTCATTAACAGCACCATATTTGCAAGCAATCTCAATAATCTCTTTTGCATACTTCTCTTTATTCTTCATCTCTTTCACCCTCTCTACCAGCAACCCATGTCGTGTCTATCACCAATTGCATTCGGATTTATCATGTATGATCGTTTTAATTCCGATTCATCCAATTGGTGTTTTAATCGACTTACTTTTTTCTTTAGTTCTATGTTTTCATTTAGTACTGCCATGAGCTTACAGTTATCACGTTGTTCACATTTTGTGTCTTCGGAGTAACTTTCGCACATTAGACATAACTCTTTTTCAGTCATCTCTTCCACCTCGCTTTCTTCTCAATCCCATTCACTTTTCAACATATCTGCTTTAATCAGTTCATAGATTATATCCAATGCGGTTCTATTGTCCCTATATCGGCAGTTCGCATTCTTATGTATCCGTGGATCATCTTTATTCCAATCATTTACGGCAAAACATACATCACTGACAAACAGCATCTTGCATCCTCTTGCAATACAGAGATAATAGCACTCTGATTCTTTTAGAGTCCCTTTACATCTTTTAAATCCGTACTTCTCAAATTCTCTGGCTTTTACTTTTGGTTTTAGCATCTATTTTCACTCTCCCTTGTAAGGTTCCGGCAACGGCATCCACGCTATTACATCCAAAATTCGCCATCCATCCGTGAAATTAATTCCATTCCAAAAAGCTCTAAATGGATATACTTTGTCTTGGTCGCTACTTCCGTATTTTGTCGTTACCAAATACACTTCAAGACATTTTCCATCAAACACCGGATTTTCTTTTGGCTCTTCAGGTATCCGTTCACTGCATGGAATCCAGTCACTTTCTCTTTCTACTACCTCAAAATATTTCTTTCTATATTCAAGAGCAACGTCCAAATAATAAGAACTATACCCAATGTGATAGCATTTATCACCCACTTCTCTATACTTATTTTCGTAATATGGCTTGTCTCCGTGCATAGTCACTATGGTATCAATGCTCTCTACCTTTATCTTTTCCTGTTCTTTATTTTCCGTTGGTGCATATGTATTATCCATGCTATTCTCCTTTCTCACTCAGCTCTTTTATCTTTTCGTCATATTCTTTAGCTGGAACGATTATGGCGCACAATCTAACATCGTTTCTATCCACGCCGTGATTTTTGAAATGGCAATCTCTTTTTAGGTTTACATACTTATCGCCGACACAATATGCAAAATCTATCCGGCAGAACGGGTTCTCTCCTATTATGTAATTCTCGATAACAACTCCGTCCCAATAACCTCTTAGATATTCATAATATACCCATAGAGGTTTGTTTTTGTCTCTTTCAGATACGATCTCGCCAGTGTTTCTGTCTACCCAGTACATTTATTCCACCTCTTCATCTTCCGGAAACTGAAAAATGTTTTTCTCCGCAAACGTTTCTAAAAGTTGTTCTATTTCATCTGTTCTCCGCAAGTCCACTGTGTTTTCTTCCCTTTCAATCTTCGCATTTCCAACATTCGGTCAAAAGCATGGATGTAAGCTTGTTTGTACTTTGGATAATCATGCATCTCACGTTCTCTCTGCGTTCTTCTCGCAAGCGGGCACCCTAAACATCCTAATCTTTCGTATCCACATCCATACAATTCGCATACAGGAACCTTTTCTCCGTGAATAAAATTCCATACATCTTCATCTTTCCAGTCGATGATCGGATTCACTACAGTCTTTGCTTTCATCTGGCAACTTTCAAATAACTTTCTGGTATCATAGTTATCCGTTAGGAGCATCGTTTCATCTGATACGCCTATACTTTTATCAGCACTTGCTTTCAATACTTCAAATGGACTTCTACGGCTTCGTTTCGTACTTTCCGCCCATCTTACACCTGTTGCGATCATCCGATTTTCATTGCCACCCTCTTTAAAATCAGAACAACAATACCGGACTTGTCTTGTAGGTGGCATTAGCTTTCTTGGAATCAGATTCCACATTGTCAGCCTGTGTCCATCCGGCTGTACGTGATAGTCAATCGAACACTTCACGCCTTTTAATTCCTGTTGCCGAAACACATCCCGTATATGATATACGGTTTCGGGCGCATCAACTGTTGTGTGACTGTTATGTACCTCATAAGGTATTTTCGCCATCTCAAACAACCGAAGTTGCACATCTGAATCCTTACCGCCCGAATATTCGCATACAAGTGGCTTTCCGTAATGATGCAGTGACATTTCACTTGCAGTTACCAATCTCTTTATACTTTTGTCTACTAAATCCACACGCCATACTACACGTTATCTGTGTATGGCAATTCTACAATCTGCCTTGTGGGTTCGGGAGTTATTACCTCTGACCATTAGTCTGTTCCGCACTACACGGGAGAACCGAACCATTCCAACCTCGGCATTTATCAAACTTTACGCTACCGATTCTGATTCAGTAGCAACCTAGTTTCACTAGGATAAGTGTTATTCCTTTCTGTTAATCATTTCTTCTCACCTACGCAAATCTTAATTGTTCCTGTGTATCATCTATAATCAAGTTCGGCACTCGCTCACCAACTTTCAGATACGGACAGTTCGCTTCTACAAGCTTCTCTGCCATGATCGGCACTACGCTATTTCCAATCCTTGCCACCTGTTTCGCAATCGGGTATTTCTTCCAGTTAAAATCTCTGTCGATAATGTAATCTTTCGGGAACCCTTGCATCACTTTCAGTTCTTCCGGTTTCAGCATCCTCAAAAAGATATCAGATATAATGTATTTCTCGCCCTTGATATCCAGGATTACATTCACCAGTCCAAAACGGTCTTTCGTTGTGATCGTATCAAGCGGTCTATCCAAAGACTGTCCGCAGCCACCGCCGTAATACTTAATCAGAAATGCAGATACCAAACCGAAGTGTCCCGGAGAAGTTGTGATTGTATGTAATGGTTCATCACAGCCTTGACCTATGCCGGTCTTGTAGTATTTCGTGATAAATGCTGTCACAAGTCCGTATCGGTTCGATGTATCAATCGTCTTAATTGGTTCTGTTAAAAGCTGTCCTCTTGAATCACCGGCTCTCGTCTCTCCGTGATACTGGATGATGTATGCCAGTGCTTCTCCATTCCTCACGATATAAGGAGATTCTGCATCGATAATATATTTCTTAATACCGTTCGCTATTCTCTTCTGTGTAGCTTCTGCAAGTGGCTTCTTGCGGTCAAATATCGAACTGCCAATGTCTGACCAGTCAATATAATCTCCACAAGGTTTCCACTTCTTAAAGCCAATGCCGTCAGCACTGTGAGTTTGCTTCGGCCATCTAATTTCTTTTCCATCTCTACGGAATACCGCATACCACCTCTTTCTTGTGGTCGGTGCTCCGTAGTCCGCAGCTACCAGTTCCCGGCACTCAAATATATATCCAAGACTTTTCATTGCTGTAATGAATTTTTTATAATCCTCGCCTTTTTTCTCTGGTATTGGATATCCTTTTTCATCCAACGGACCCCACTGTTGTATTTCTTCTACGTTCTCCATAAGGATTACATCCGGCAGAATAGCTTTTGCGTGTTTGTATACCGCCCACGGAAGAATCCGAAGTCCTTTTTCTCTCGGCTTACCACCTTTTGCTTTTGAATGGCTTGTACAATCTGGACTCGCCCACACAAGAGCCACATGCTGTCCTTTTACATATTTCTTCAAGTTGACCTTAAAAATATCCTCTGTCAGATGTAGTGTGTCCGGGTGGTTGGTCTTATGCATCAATATGGCGTCTGGATCATGATTAATGGCAATGTCTACTGGTCTGCCGAGTGCCATTTCAATTCCTACGGATGCACCCCCGCCACCGGCAAAGGCGTCTATAATTAAATCTTTCATATCTTCGAAAGGAGCCGATATATCTTTGCCCGGCCGGAGCTCCGTCTCCTTTCTGTTTTTATTTTCTTACAACCCTAAATTTCTTTATTCTTTCATGCATTGGTTCTTCATTTTCGTGATATTTCCCGGTCACATTGCAAACCATATTCTCCATATCTACCCAGTTAATTTTGATAATAGTTATTTCGATTTCTTTATCAGGATCATCAATAATCAACGTCTCACCCTGTTTAATGAGCGTATTCTCTGCATCAGATCTCATCTCGAACGAAAATGTAGTCCGCATCATTTTTCCTCTTGACTCTTTTTCGTAATAAAGGCAATTCCGTTTATGTTCCCAACAATCGCCATCTTGCGAATAATGCTTTTTACACGTAAGGCATTCTGATTCCATCATTTCACCTCATTTTCTCCTGTGTTCATAGTTACTCCTTTACTACACATCTGCGTTCGCTGATTGCATAATATTTGCCATCGTGTTCAGAACAGTATTTCTTGAGAATTTCTTCTTTTTTCTTATCCATTGGAATACTGAAATCAGTTTTCAACAACTCTTCATGTTTCATCAAATGCGTATCAGCTTCAATGATTTTCACATACCATACCCATTTTGTCTCAATCGGCTTTTTCTCATGATCTGCTTTCCACTGCTTAAGTACTTTAACAACGTCTTCTGGATATTCTTTTCTAATATCAGGACAATAATAAGTAGTATCGAGTTTTTGAATAGGGCAGTCATTGCAGCTATGCTCACTACAAAATTCCGTATACGTTTTCAATGCTTCTTCCGCACTCATTTCTTCTACTGGTTCAAGCATATCTTCATACCAATCGTAAAAGCCGTTATCCTCTTCAATTTTGTATTGATCTTTTTTCACTTCACTAACCGTAACTATCATTCCATTATACTTCAATGTTTCTGGACTAAAAGTAGATACACAGTGAGCTTTCATATACAAAGGTAAGTTTTCTTTTACTCTTACCTTGTCTCCAACCTTATATTTCATCTTCCTCACCTACGCTTTCGTTGAAATTCCGTTAACTTCTACATAATCTACTGGCAGTACCATGCATTTTCTTCCGTCAACTTCCTTGATTTCAAGATTGCTGATAAAATCTGCATCGATAGTTATCTTTCCCTCCGGCACTTGGATATTGACTGCCTTGTTGTCGCAAATGTTACTTGCCATAACAGGCACATTCCCGATGTTCTCCCGGTAAGCATCCTCAAACATTTCCATCTTTTCATCAGGTACGCCACTGCTACTGAATATCTTTTTCAGTTCGTTCCTATCAATTTTGTACGGCTCCGGGTCTTCTGCATGGCGTTCCATCTCTTCGGATATGCCCTCAAAGATGTCTTTCACGGCCTTGCTGTCTGCATCTTCTCCAAGTACATCCTTTAACAACTTACCGAATTTATCTTTCTCTTCATCGGCAGATACCACCAAATCAATTCCAAGTAGCTCACGAACCATTTCTTCTTGTACCTCGTCAGACTGCCGGGTGTAATAGAGTGCGCTATGTACATCCGTCTGTCGGTCGTTAAATGCCGGGAATAGAAATCCTTTGTCTGGCATACCTACTACCCAATCACGGGTTCTCTCTTCCATCCGTTCATCTTTCCCGTTGTAAGCAAGTCCCGGCTTTGAAAGTTTCACTGGGCAGATGCAACAAAGAATGAAATCGTATACTTCGTCAGATGCATCTTCCAATTCTTCTCCGTCCGATGTCTTTCCCGGTACGTCATATACTGCATGGATAAGTACGATGTAGTAATTCTCAGCGCAGTCATAAGACGTAAGAATCTTTTCGTAGAATTCGTCCAGTAATGCCGGGTCTCTCAGTTTGCCTTCTCTCAGATTCATCAACAATTCATGTTCTTCGCCCTCTGGGTCACTGCTCCAACTTTCTTTCAGCTTGTATTCCAGGTTCAACAGGTTCTTTCCGATTTTCCCGGATAAGGTCTTCTTGAAAATATCAAAATACTTAAATGCCTGTTCTTCCGGCAGTGAAAGAAACGCTTCTTCTCTTTCCATGCGTTTCTCTTTTTCTCCATCCACGTAGCATCCGGCTATACGGGTAATCGCACAATTCTCCGGTGTGAACTGTTTTCTGATTTCCAATACTTCTTTTTTATTCATCTTCTACCTCCACGAGTTCACCATTCTTTAATGTGTACCATGTGTTTTCTTTTACTTTTTCGCCATCCACACGAACCATTAACGATCCTATAAAATCCCACGTTTCCTCTTTCCAGTACAATGCATCATTATCAATCCGTTCCCATTCCGCAAGAACAAGTGTGGATCCTTTTACACCTTTTGCCATTGCTTCTGGCCCCCAAGCTACAGCTACGCTATTTGGGTTTTCTGCTGCCGACTTTCCTTTGTATCCTGTTGCTGATGAT